CCCCCTAATTCCCCCTAAATCCCTTACTGCCCCCTGAAAGGACTCTGCTTTGCCCGTATACGTCTCTAAAAAGCTCCTAGAAGCAGCTCTATGGGTGATGAAGCGAACGCCTACAGAATGCAAAGACTTACATCACAATACCAACGAACGCCACGGAAGCTTCGAACCATGCCCCGTCCTCGAAAAGATCGAGTTCGTTCAAAGAGAATTTGAATGGAAGTTGCTTGCTTCACAAAAAGGAACCCCCAAATGACTCTAATTACCCCCAAAACGTTTCTAATGTCGATTCTAATCTTCCTTGGCGCTCTAGTGTGGGCTTATGACCCCGCAGGCTGCTACGATGGAGGCTGTGGCGATGAATGTACCACGTATCTAGACTGCTCGAACGGCTGCGAATGCTACTTTCCTGAGAACGACGACAATCAACACTACGGGCGTTGTGCTCGGTAAAGGGACTCTCGAATGGTGATCAAGTTCAAAACAGCGGAAGAGACTCGAATCCTCTTTAGTGGGGTGCAACATTGTGAGGCACTAGAAGAAATTCAAGACTATTTAGAATACATTGAATTACAAGCCGCTTTACTAGACGATGTAGTCTTCTCCCTACAGGATGCTCTCTATTGGTACAAAGAACAAGCCTCAGGTGCTCTAGATGAAGGGCTAAATAAATAGACTTAGATTGGTTTAAATCACAAAGCAAACTGAACCCCAAGGAGTCTCAATCTTGCCTCTAAAAGCTCTAGCTATGTTCCAACCTTTTCCTTGTCCTTCTTGTAACCCCCCTAGAATCCCCCCTACGGGCTTTTCGTTTGAAGCGGCCCCAGCTATAGGGGGACCTTGGATCGTCGTTCCTGGGGCACTACAGCCCTCTCAGGACCCTACTGGCTGTGAATATCTGAGTATCAACCACGACGGGACCCACAGGTTCCCTCTGGTGGACTTTACTGCTGGGGATTGCTTGGGTGTAATCGCTACAGTAGCCGATACTGATACCCATTTAAGGGCCACAGCTGTAGCCTCAGGGTTAAACTCTGAGGGGGCTGTGGTGCAATATGCCGCAGTCTCTAACGTGCAGGCTCTCCCTGAGCCCAATCCTTTGACGAGCTTCCTAGTCCTCTTCCTAGTTCTAATTCTTTTGATCAATGGTGAAGGGAAACCCCTACATATGGGTCACTCTAAGAAGCGTTAGAGTCCTCTAATTCAGCTCACACTCTCTAAGAGGGAGTATATTCCCTAGGGGGATATTAATACTACACTGATGTATTAATACCCCCTATAGTATATAGGTGGATATTTGGTGGACACTATTAATGCAGAATTAGAACCACTTAATGTTACATCTAGTGTACCCCTAGGGGTATTAAGGTCCCTCTAATGTACATTAATGGAAAACTAATCGACATTTAGATGTAATCTAAAGAAGTAGATAGAATCTAAAGCAGTAGATAGAATCTAAAGCAGTAGATAGAATCTAAAGTAGATTAGAAAGGACACTAAGTGGTCTCCGACCGTAGACTCTCCTCTCCGGGCGTAAACTCCCTCAGTCTCAAAGGTGCTCTTCATGAAGCCAGCATGAAAGACATCGCTCTGATTAAACTCGATAAGAAGCAAAGGGCAGCTAAAGCTTCCCAACGTGAAGGCGTAGTCCACCCGTATAATGGACTAGTGTCCACAATGCTCAGGGAGGGCAGTAGAATCTTATCTACTCGGCTCAGGAACAACCGTGAGCACACAATGACAGGCTTGATAGCAGCCAGGGAATCTAAGCTATCGGCTGACATCCTGACTGTAATTGCTGCCCGATCAGTGGTAGACGGTATCAGTTCTGGGCATAGTCTTCAGAAGCTAACCAAGCGTATTGGCTCTAGAATTGAAGACGAAGTTCGAATGCTAGACTTTTCTGATCGTGAACCCCGCCTGTTCGCGTGGATGACCGAAAGGTTTAAAGAGCGAGGCTCTGAAGACTACCGCCACAAGCGTAGAGTCATGATGGCTGCTCTTCGTAGAGCTAACTCAGAGGAAACTAGGCGACAGTGGACCACTAAAGACCGGGCTGGTCTAGGCTTGTTACTACTAGACTGTTTCCAACAGGCGGGTATGATCGAAAAGGTCCGCCAGATGGCCCCCAAAGGTCGCCATGAAGTACACGTAGTATTAGCCCCTGAGGTAGAGCAAGCGCTGTCCCTGAGGGACGCTGCTGGGAGGGAATTGCTACAACCTTGGTTCAAACCAACCCTAGATCTCCCTCTTGATTGGTGTGACCCTGAAGAAGGCGGTTACCACACACACGATCTGCCCATTATGAAGACTAGACGTCGACAGGATATCGAGAGACTTAGGGCAGCCGATTTGACTACAGTCTACTCGGCTATCAATGCCCTTCAGAGGACCCCTTGGGCTATCAATGACGACCTTTTGGTTACAGCTTCCGTACTCAGAGAAACTGGAATTGCTTGTGAAGGACTCCCGATCGTTAAAGAACTAGATCAGCCTCGGAGGCCTAGTCTGCCTCCGATTGGTGTAGATTTGAACCCTGAAGAGTTGGAAATGCTGCGAGAGTTCAAGTCGGCGCGTAGATTCTGGCACAGCCTAGAAGCGACTAGGCGTTCTAAATCTACACAAGCTCTACAGATTCTAGAGATCGCTGAAGAACTTAGGTTCGAAGATAGATTCTATTTTCCGCACCAACTCGACTACAGAGGTCGAGCGTATGCTGTGCCCCTCCAGCTCAACCCTCAAGGGAATGATTTGGCTAAAGGCCTGCTGAGATTTGCTGAAGGCAGACCACTCGGACCTATGGGTGGTTTCTGGTTAGCCGTTCATGGCGCTAACACGTGGGGATCTGACAAAGGCTCATTAGCCGGTCGTGTAGACTGGACTCTAGACAACTCTGAGCTTATCGTACAGTGTGGAAAAGACCCCGTATCCAATCAAAGATGGATGGAAGCGGATGGAGGGAAAAAGCCTTGGCAGTTCCTAGCTTTCTGCTTTGAGTGGGCAGCTTATGTAGACTCTGGGGAGTCCCCTGATTTCATTAGTAGACTACCAGTGTCCCTAGACGGCTCTTGTAATGGCCTACAGCATTTCAGTGCCATGCTGAGAGACCCTGTAGGGGCTACAGCGACCAATCTAACTGCCTCTGGTGTTCAACACGATATCTACTCTGAGGTAGCCTCTGTGACGACTAGGCGGCTCCAGGAGGCTACTCGTGGAGAATCAGCAGTAGACCGAGAGTTAGCTGGGCGTTGGTTGCAATTCGGTGTTTCTAGGAAGGTCGTGAAACGGCCCGTCATGACGACTCCCTACGGGGCGACCCAGATCGGCATGAAAGAAATGGTTCTTGATGACGTAATCAAGGTCGACAAAACCGGCTTTGATTTCGGCCCTAAGAACTGGCTTTCAGCCACTTGGCTGGCAGGTCACGTATACGGTGCTATTGGTGAGACGGTTTCGGCTGCTCAGAAAGCGATGGGATTCTTGCAAGGTGCAGCCTACGCTCTAGCCAAGGAAGGTAAGCCTATTGCTTGGACAACCCCTGCGGGGTTACCTGTGGTGCAATACATCCAATCGTACAAGACTTTTGTGCTCGATACAGTGCTGCTCGGTAGAGTCAAGCTTTCGTTCGCGGAAGCTATAGCTAAGCTTGATCGTCGCCGACAGAAGACCAGCATAGCCCCAAACTTCGTACACTCGTACGATGCTGCTCATTTGATGCTCACTGTTGTAGCGACTGAACAGGAGTTGGGGAAGTCTGTATCGTGGGCGATGGTACATGATTCTTTTGGGACGCACGCAGGAGACATTCAGTCTCTCAGTAGAATCTTGAGACAAGAATTTGTCCGCATGTACGCCGATAAGTCTCCACTAGAAGATCTAGCTAATAGTGTAAAGATGTCTCTGCTTGACCCTTCGAAGTGTCCTGATCTCCCTACCCTCGGGGACTTTGATGTTCGTGATGTTCTCAACGCTGAGTTCTTTTTCTCTTAGACTGGTTCCCACCCTCTAAGAGATACTCCTGCGGATCAGTGCGGGCCACTTGGGTGTTCCAGGTGGCCCGTACTTCTTATTCAATTTTACGGGCTAACTTTAAATAGCTCTAGGTGTTATTAAATGATTCGAGACAGCATGTTCAACGTTCAATGGCACTTTGTGAAGCAGGTTTGTCAGTCGTGGCTAAATTCCCTCGACAAGCAAAAATACAAGCTTCCGGGTCAGATCGTAGTTGCCAGCGCTGTTACTCTGATTATGATTTGTGAACGGTACAAGCTAAACCCTCGGGAAGTCATGGATATTGCTGATAGGGTAATTAGGAAGGGTTGGGATTTAGATCCTAGGTACATTCGAGGCATGAGAGACTACTTCAAAGAGGAGTTGGTTGATGGATGACTCTGGAGACTGGCAACTTATTACCAAGCTTCGACAGCAGCTCGCTGATCTTGAGGACGACTACGAAAGGCTTGAGAATAGGTATAATAAGCTTGTCGAATTGATCAGCCGTTTGAATGACGAAATCATTCCATTTTAGACATAATAAAAAACGAGGACACCTATCCATGGCAGACGATAAACCGGTCAAAACGTTCCGAAGTCCCATGTTCACGACTCCGCCGGTTCGAGCTGTCTTTCCGGATCTCAATAAGCCCGATAAATATGGGCAATATAAAATTGCCATTGATTTGCTTGACAAGCCCGAACTGAAGGCCGATTTTGAAGCACAAGCGGCAGCTACAACCCGTGACGGACAGATTAAGTTTGCTTCGAAGAAGAAGCCTACAAACGAGATCTTTAAGCAGGGTGAACATAAAGACGTTCCTTTCGAACGCATTTCGTTTAAGATGAAAGAGGAAACTAAGCGAAAGGGCCGCGTGGTCAAGCAGAAGCCCCGCTTGGTTGACGCCCAGCGGAATCCTATGAGCGAGATTATTTGGGGCGGATCGCTTGTGCGGATCTCGTACTTCTTTCAGTATACGCTTCTGCCCACGGGGACCTTTATCACTCCTAAACTCAACGGTGTCCAGGTTTTGGAACACGTTGGTCCGAACGGTGAGGTCTCGATTGACAAGATGTTCGACGTTGAGGATGGATATGTGAGTTCGGGGGCATTGCCTGTCGAAGAAGCCGAAACCGAGGGCGCTGAAGAGGCCTCTGATGACGCGAGGGACTTTTAGATGGGATTTAAACTCAACTTTGGTGCAGACGCCGTTGTACATGTTTCAGAATCGGAAGGGTCTGTTTACGTTCATGTCGGAGGGGAGCCGATTCTTCGTATTGACGGGGCTACCAATCGAATCGATATTTTGGGTTTCTGTGGCGAAGAGGAATGTAGTCCACTTCAGATCACAAAGGACGGCTATCCGGTTGTTTTCCAAGATGGCTTTCAGCTCGTCCCTGGAAAGAAGGCTAAGTAGATGCCCGCTCGCCGCGTAGTTCAATCGTGGCGCTCTGGACTGGAGGAAAGTAACGCCGCTTTCCTCCGGTCTAGGGGTGTCGCTTTTAAGTACGAGGAGCGTAAACTCAAGTGGCTCCCTGAAGCTAAGTATCGGACTTATACCCCCGATTTCGAATTTACGTCACGAACGGGGAAGCAGATCATTGTCGAGACCAAAGGTTATTGGACGAGCGAAGATCGCCAGAAGATGCTGGCCATAGTTAACCAACACCCAATGCTCGATATTCGTATGGTCTTTCAGGCTCCGCATACTAAGATACGCAAGGGCTCTAAGACCACATACGCACAATGGTGTCAGAAGTTCCTTGGAATCCCATGGGCCGAAAAGGTTATCCCTGATGAATGGTTATTCGAATGAATTTTTAGGACACATACGCGAATCTGTAGTACAAACCATTGACACCCTCCATAAAGCTCAAGCGCTGTGTGGTTTAGAATTTAAAGGCGCCGTAAAGGGTTGTCTATTTGAGCAAATTTTCTTGAAGGCTTTTCTTCATAGGACTCAATACGGGTTTCGTTCTGGTAAAGTTAAAAGCGAACCGGACGTTGTGTGTGATTTTGATGGCAAACAATCGTTTGAAATAAAGACCGCTTCATGGAATGTTCGCCGGAAACAGGGAACTAAGGGCGCTCTTTGCTTTTCGATGAACAAAACAATCAACAAACCTTACGTTCTATACCATCTTTTTGTGTCGAACCGCCTTTACTGGAAATTTGGGGCTGTTCCTTTGTCTTGTTGGCGTCCTGCGGGTAAGGATCTTTATATCTCTTCTGTGGGTTTAGCTCAACTCCCTCTAATCGACCTCTATGCTTTCACTGAAAGGCGTTTTAGTGTCCAAGAATCGCAATCGTACTGACTTTCTGATTGTCCACTGTAGTGCGACTCCCGCTAAGATGGATATCGGTGCTAAAGAAATCCATGGCTGGCACCTACAGCGGGGCATTTATAGCGAACGGGGTCTGACGGGCTATCATTATGTTATCCGTCGTAATGGTATTGTCGAGTTGGGTCGGGACCTTCAAGCCATTGGGGCACACGCGCTCGGATATAACGCCCGTTCGGTAGGCATTTGCTTGGTTGGTGGTGCCCGAAAGATTGTCCCCGGTGAGAAGCCCGAGTGGGGCGACATGATGATTTCGGAGGACAACTTCGTTGCAGTTCAACACGAATCCTTGGCCCGTATTTTGGTTTCTCTTCTTACTATATGGCCCTCAGCTCTTATTGCTGGTCACCGCTCTTTTGACTCTCATAAGACTTGCCCTGCTTTCGATGTTGGGGCTTGGCAAACGAAAACAATGGGGTTTGATGATACCCTTCGGGTCAAGGAGGCTTTGTCTTTGGATGAACATAGAATCCCTGAAACAGTATCAGAAGTAAATCCCAAGGAGAGTTAATGTCCACCGTCCTTGGTCGTGAGCCTTGTCCCAAGTGCGGATCGAGAGACAATGTGGCCCGATATGAGGATGGTGGTGCCCACTGCTTCAGTCAGGGCTGTGGATATCACGAGAAAGGAGAGTCCAATGTGTGTATACCCGGATCCCGAACAACAGGGAAGATTTATGGCGAGGATGGAGAGAGCATATCGACAAGAGCAGGAACGCTCGAATTCGTATATGAAGCCCTCGAAAAACGCGGCATCTCTGAAGAAACTTGTCGCAGATTCCACTACGGAATCGGAACCCGAGCAGATGGAACTGCCGTTCAAGTAGCCGACTATGGGCAGGGAATGCAAAAGTACCGCGCTGCCGGTAAGCAATTCAGTTGGGCTAACCGCATTAAGGGCACTTATCCCCTGTTCGGACAGCACGTTTGGCGTTCGGGAGGCAAGCGCGTTGTCGTTACTGAGGGTGAACTAGACGCGCTCAGCTACGCCGAAGCCACACATTGCAGTTGGCCTGTCGTTAGTGTTTGTGACGGTGCTGGGTCTGCTCTGAAGTGCATCACTGAGAACATCGAGTGGCTGTCGGCCTTCGATGAGATCGTCCTCATGTTCGATATGGACGATCCTGGGCAGCAGGCCGCTGTCAATTGCGCTGAAATCCTTCCCGTCGGGAAAGTCAAAATCGCACAGCTTCCCCGCAAGGACGCCAATGAAGTACTTCTTGAGTTGGGGGGGCAGGAGCTTTTCAAAGCCCCTTTTAATGCTGCTATCTGGCGCCCGGATGGAATCAGAGAAGGGATTGATCTTCTCCAGCAGGTTCTAATCCCCCCTGCGGACGGCTTGGCGTACCCTTGGCCCTTCCTAGATGAAGTCATGTACGGTCAGCGTACCAAAGAGATGGTTACTTGGGTAGCTGGCACAGGATCAGGGAAAACTCAAGTACTCAGGGAAGTCATTCGGGCTCTCTGGGTAAACCACGGTGAGCGGGTGGGTGTTATCGCCCTTGAAGAGGCCAACGTCGATTCGGCTTTAGGTCAAATCAGTTTAGAGGTCGGACGTCCCCTTCACCTGCCGGCTGTACGCAAAACAGTGTCAGATGACGAGATCAAACGCGCAGCCGAGAAAGTTCTCCCTGGATTTGTGTTCTACGACCACTGGGGCAGTGTTGGTGCGGACGTACTACTACCAAAGATCCGGTACATGGCTACTACCCTCGGTATCAAGTACATTGTGATCGACCACATCTCGATCATGGTTTCCGGCATGGCCGCCGAAGGTGACGAACGTAAACGTATTGATCAGTTGGTTACTCAGCTTAGAAGTCTCTGCTCGGAGTTAGACATCGGCTTGCATATCGTATCTCACCTCCGAAAGAACGAAGGCGTCCCCCACGAAGAGGGCGGACAAATCAGCCTTCAAGACATCCGGGGCTCTGGTGCTCCAGCCCAGCTTAGTAATTTTGTAGTGGGTCTCGAACGGAACCAACAAGCGGACGGCGAGAAGAAAAACGTTACGAACATTAGGGTTCTAAAGAACCGCCTTACTGGACAGACTGGTATTGTGGGGGCTTTAGGGTACAACAGGGAAACCGGAAGGCTCACGCCGACCGCGGTGGCAACAAACGATGGCAGCGACTTCTGAACAACTGTTGAGCTTTATCGATTCTCGTTCTACGATTGAAACCAAGTTTAATTCCGACGGCGAGATTGCTTTCCAGACAGAGGCTCTTCTTGAGGGTGATTCTTTGGCCACAGCCCTCCGCGCCGTAGCTGATCTAGCTGCTCACGAGGGGGGACTCGCTTTCGCTAATAGGCAGCACGCTGATCGGGGTGGTGCTTACGCTTTTGGTTCGCCGCTTCAAGGGCCACAGGCGAATTAGTCTCTCCCCGTAGCTCAAGGAGCAGCCGGGTGGCGCACGAAAGGGCTGGGGCAGTACCAGCACGGGGAAGCCACCAATACAAATCGTCGACATTTACATACAAGTGTCTACATATCGCTCTAAGGAACAGGGCGGAGGATTAAATTTGTTGTTGTAGACTTGGAAGCAAGTGGCTTAGACGTAGACACGGTTCAGATTCATTGCGTTGTCGTGGCTTCTTTGGGTAGTGGTAGTGAAGCGATAGCTTTTACACCTGAAGGTATTCCCGGCGCGGTGGATTTCTTGAATACCTGTGTCAGGGACGGTGCTACGCTCGTCGGACACAACATTGTAGAATACGACATTCCGATCCTCCGCCGCTACGGGCTCAAAGTTCCCGACAAACTATTATACGACACTCTAGTTGCCTCACGGGCTGCTTACCCGGGCAACACTTTATATCACCTAGACCGGAAGCTTTTGTCTCGAAAAAAGGGTCTCGAAGGTCAACTAAAACCTGGGGCCCATTCCTTGAAGGCTTGGGGGCTGCGTCTAGGCGAATTTAAGGGAGACTACTCCGGTGGATTCGAAACCTTCAACGAAGATATGCTTCGTTACTGTGTTCAGGACGTAAAAGTAACGGGTCTCTTGTTTTCTAAGCTCCGAGATAAGATCCCGGATGCTGCGGCTCTGCTTGAAACTCACGTTGCTTGTCTGTGTCGTACGATGCGCTTGAATGGCGTCGGGTTTGACATTCAATCTGCTGTAGATCTTTCTGCTAATCTAACTGCGCGCAGAGAAGCTCTTACTACTTCGCTTGTTTTAAATTTCCCTGCTTGGTACGAGCCTGGAAAGGTACAAGTCCCCAAACGGGCCATGCAGTCTCGGGCAGCTAAGCCCGGAATGGTAGGATACAAAAACGTTCAGGCTTTGTGCCCCTACCAGACGATTGACTTAACTGTATTCAACCCTGCAAGTACCGATCATATCGCTAACAGGCTTCAAAAGGTGTACGGGTGGAAGCCTAAAGAATATACTGAAGGCGGCAAGCCCCAAGTTACCTCTGAGATCCTTCATGACCTTCATTATCCAGAAGCTAAGCTTTTAGCTGAGTATCAGGAAATCAAAAAGATTCTTGGTTACATTGTCGAAGGCAAAGGTGCTTGGCTCAAGCTTGAAGAGAAAGGACGCATTCATGGTAAAGTTAACCCAACCGGAACCGTCAGTGGAAGAGCGAGTCACAACCAACCGAATACCGGCAACGTTCCTTCGCGCTCTGCATTGGGACTTGCTTGCCGTGCTTTGTTCACAGCCGGAACCGGCAAAGTCCTTGTTGGTGCGGACGCTTCGGGGCTTCAACTCCGATGCCTTGCCCACTATCTAGCTAAATGGGACGGTGGTGAGTTCGCTAAACAGTGTGAGACAGGCGATGTTCACGAGTTCATGCGCGCCGGTACGGGTCTTTTCACTAGAGACTTTCAGAAGACTTGGACGTACGCAATGCTCTTCGGCGCTGGAGAAGAGAAACTAGGTCAGACTGCTATCCTTGACCACCGCAAAGCTTTAGACAAAGGGTTGACTACTTTGCCTTTGCCCAAGCTCTCACAAGCAGGCTCTATAGGCCGCCAGACTTTGAATAATCTGGGCAATGCTGTCCCGGCTTTCCCTGCTTTGAAGAAAGATTTAGAAAAGGCTGCTTCTGTGGGTAAACTTAAGACCCTTGATGGCCGCTGTGTTCCCATCGGTTCTGCTCATACAGCCATCGCGATGCTCCTTCAAGGAGCAGAGGCGGTCATTATGAAACAAGCTATGGCTTTATCTGTCCCCGCCATCGAACAGCTCGGCGGTAAGCTTGTTCTTTGGGTTCATGATGAGTTCCAATTCGAATGTGCCCCTGAATTGGCGGAGCTTGTGGGCCAGACTGCGGTTAATTCAATCAAGCAGGCGGGTGAAATCCTCCAGCTTCGGGTGAAGCTCGATGGCTCGTATAAGGTTGGAAAGAACTGGTCGGAGACTCACTGATGTACTCAATTTCTTGGTCGAAAGAGCCGGTTGGTCCTTGGGATATTCGAACAGTGCAGTACCTCCCCGAAATTGAAAGCGTTCTTCGAGATGCTTTTGGTCTTGATGGTGCGGTGTTTATTCATATCATTAAGGAATCTAATGACTAAACTCGCTCTAATCGACGCCGACATCTTAGTCTACGAGGCCGCCTACCGTGCCCAGCAGAGTATCGAGTGGACGCTGGGAGAAGTGTCTAAGTATGCAGACTATGAAGATGCCATTGATCTGCTAGACGCTTCGCTCGCTTTGATCGAACATAAAGTCGATGCCGACGAAATGTTTTTAGCACTGACGGATAACGACCGCTCTCTCAATTTTCGTCGATCAGTCTGGCCAGGCTATAAGGCTCATCGAGAAACAAAAGTTACTACAGTGGATGATGGTCGCCCTCTTTTGTACCCGGAGTTGCGACAGTACGTTCGAGAAGAGTACAAAGTATTCCAGAAGAAAGGTATTGAAGGCGACGACACTCTCGGCATCCTAGCCACAGCAGATTTAGAGTGGCTGCCTACTGAACGGGTTATTTGTTCGGTCGATAAGGACCTCAATAATGTCCCTGGCTTCCATTATAATTGGCGCAAGCACGAGTTGGGTGTGTATCACGTTACGGAGAGAGAAGCTGACAGAAATTTCTTGCTTCAGACTTTGATGGGCGATGCTTCCGATGGCTATCCCGGAATTCCAGGAATCGGCCCAAAAAAGGCTGATCGGATTCTCCTCGCTTGTGAATCGGATTCCTCCGAATTTAACGCAAGTCCCCAAGCGTTTTGGTGGGAAGCGGTTGTCCTCGCTTATCAAAAAGAAAATTTGTCAGAAAGCTATATGTTATCACAAGCTCGCTGTGCTCGTATCCTTCAGGCGACTGATTGGGATACTGAAAACCAATGTCCAATATTATGGTCCCCACCGGAGGCTTGGTTATCATGGGTTTTTTAGAAATTTTGTTCCTTATTTTGTGTGCGCTAAAGCTCGTTGGTTTCGTTTCTCTATCTTGGGCGGCTCTCTTTGGCTACTACCTCCTGGCGTTTAGTTGTGTTTACGCTATCTATCTTGCTTTAGCTCTGTACGTTCGAAAGGGCAGTCTATGAATTTTGAAGCTCTCAAGTCCAAGAAGTGTGCCGTCCTTATTGGCAAGGCTGGCTCGGGAAAAGATACCGTTGCCGACAAGGTTTTCGGTGTACCTTCTTCCCCCCGCCCCCGCCCCTTTTGCTTTGCAGATCCTCTTAAGTATGTCTGCTCAGACGTCTTTGGTTGGTCTTTTTCGGCGCTGAGTAACTTTACTTACAAAGAAGAGAAGCTTGATAAACCTTTCAAAACCTTTGACGGCCGTAACTTATGGTCTCGTCGTGAAGTCCTCCAGTATTTAGGTACCGATGTTTTCCGAACAA